GGGTAACCAACCCCGGCCCGCGAGGGCACGGAGGTTGACTTTGTTGGACCATGTAGGGTCACACCCTTCGACAGTGCGGACTGCGTCCCACATCGTCTTACGGGGCATGGCTCCTTGGTCCAGCATCTCCAGCACCGAGTCTTGGAGCAGGGATTTTCCTTGCTCGAAACCTCGGTACGTGGCATTAGAGGGTATGTCGGATAATATCCGAACGCACCTCTTTAACTCGCGGTTGCCATCGAAGTCTTCGCATTTTGCGAGCTCCTTTATGACAATCGCGGTTGGTATTGGTACCTTCTTCTTGATTAAATCAAGATCAGGCTCCCAATATAAGTCCAGTCCGCCTAGTGATCTAGGCAGTAGGACCTGTGCGAAGAGTCCCGTTCCAGGTTTTGGGAGCATCGCTCCCATCCTGTCTAGGAATCTCCGTCTCACCATTTCTACCCACCATTTTGGGAAGTAGTTTTGGTTCATCCATTTGAGAGAGGCTCCTAAGGAGATCCCCTTTCCAATGGCTGTATTGTGGTCGTTAGTGACCTCTGTCGCCTTCGTAAGAGGGGACAGAAGCCTAACTTTCACACTGTCGACGAAAGGACCTGTGGGGTAACCATCAACTGTGTTGATGGACTTCATGGTCCAATCGCCGTGCAACAGAGGAGGAACCAGCAAGATCTTCTCTGTCATAATGACAAAGTGATCACTGATCCGATCCTCAGTTTCAGAACGAATAGCTCCGAAAAGATCCAGATTACACTGGATACCTCGGAGATACTCGTCCGGACCGACAGCAGTCTGGTTGTCACCTGACACTGCATAGCAGCGCCAGGCGGCCCCAGCCCGCTCGTGGGTAGGCGTGCGGAGAAAGTCTCGAAGAGCCTTCTCCTCAGCCGCAAGGTTGAAGATGGTGAGGATAGCCTTTGTCAAAGGCTCTCCCATCAAGCAACCTCTAACCTGTCTGAAGGATCGACCGTCCGGAAGGTGTACCACCCTCGGACGTTCGACTATCGATAGCAGGGTCTTAAGGATATCGGGTTTATAAAACCCGAGACCCGAAAAGAACCCCTGAAGCAGCTCCCGGGCCACAGGCTTGGGAATTGCATCAGTTGCTGTCTTTAGGTCGGTGCTAAGCAACCGACTCCCAGACGGAGGTTTCCTCTCGCCCCTGAGTTTCTCAAGGAGCGTGAGGAATTGCCAAGCTTGGTCTGCTTTTTCCAGACCAGACTTGGCGGAGG